TGAAGGCCGGAAAGCCTGTGAAGCAGGCCGTGGCCATCGCCTACGATGTTCAGCGTCGCGCTCAGGGCAAGAAGGACGGCGGAAACGTCTCTCTGGCCGTTGGTCGGGGCGAAAAACTGCCTGTTTCCAAGGGTGCGGGCCTGACCCAGAAGGGTCGGGAGAAGTACAACCGCGAGACGGGCAGCAATTTGAAGGCTCCGCAGCCTCAAGGAGGGGCTCGGAAGGACTCTTTCTGCGCCCGGATGCGTCCGATTGCCGAAAAAAGCGAGCCTGGAAGCCGCGCAAGGGCTTCGATGAAGCGTTGGAAGTGCTCAGGCTTCTGAAGGAGATCAAATGGCTTACTCAGACGCCTACGGACAGGTCTACAGCGTGCAGACGCTGATCGACCATGGAGCAAGAAGGTGCGGAAAACTGGCCGAAGAACTGACTTCTGAGCAAGTTTTGAGTGCTCGGGAGTCTCTTGGCTTCGTTTTGACGAACCTGATCAACATTGGCATTCAGTATTGGGCGGTCAAAAAGGAAGTTATTGGCCTGAACGCCAACAAGTACATCTATTCGCTGCCTATCGGGGCCAATGATGTGCTCAACGCCCTGTACCGGCAGATGAATCGCCCCACTCCGAACGCTTTCGGGGGGTACACGACCTCTGCAGGGGGTGTCATTGCCAACGCTTTTGACAACAACGTCACCACCTACACCCAACAAACGAGCCCAAACGGCAACATCGGCATCAATTTCGGCACTGACAACCCCATCTATGCCGGATCAATCGGCATCCTGCCCTATGTAGCCGGTGGTGGCAGTGCAACCTGGACTCTGACGCTCGAATACTCGACCGACGGCTCCACTTGGAGCACTTTGGACAACCTGGGAACGGTCATAGTGACCGACAACCAGTGGATCTGGACCGATATTGACCCCGGACAGAGCGTTCAATACTACCGAGTGCGTGCTTCGGGCGGTACGACCCTGGCTTTGCGTGAGTTCTACGTTGGCAACATGAGCCAAGAGATCACGATGAGCCGTCTGAACCGCGACGACTACACAAACCTGCCCAACAAGAACTTTACGGCCAATCAGCCCTACCAGTTCTGGTTCAACCGCACTGTTCCGCAGCCGGAAATCTACCTTTGGCCGGTTCCGAGTGATCCTTTCATCCAAATGACGGTCTGGTACTCCAAACAGATCATGGATGTGGGTGATCTGACCGATGAACTGCAGATTCCGCAGCGTTGGTATCTGGCTGTGGTCAATATGCTTGCCCACCAGATGTCTCTGGAACTTCCCGCGGTTGATATTGGGCGAATTCAGTACCTGGAGCAGCAAGCAGAGAAGTATCTCAACCTCGCAGAGGCGGAAGAAAGAGATCATTCGCCGATCTACTTTGCGCCCAACATCAGCGTCTACACGAGGTAGGTATGCCGGTCTTTCTCGACACCTTCGGCAACGCCTCCCTTGCGATCTTCATTTGCGATCGGTGTCGCCTCAAGCGCCCTATGGACGAACAGATGTCAGACCACAACTTTCCTGGTCTGAAGGTCTGTCAGCAGGGCTGTGCTGACGAGAAAGACCCCTACCGTCTGCCTGCGAGGAAGACTGAGCGGATCAACCTGCGTTTTCCTCGTCCGGATGTGTCTGTGGCTCTAGACCCCAACGGACTGGCGGTGGATACTGCGGGGTCTGTGATCATTTCGCTTCAACAGAACAACGATACGCCTGAGGACAACGGGAACCTGGACGGCATTGAGGTGCAACCGTAATGGCCAATGTATCCATCACCAACCTTCCTGCCGCACAGCCTCTAACTGGCACCGAACTGGTGCCGGTTGTACAAGATGGGTTGACCGTCCGGACGACCTCTGCTGCTATTGCGAATGCGCCGGTTCAGACTCAGACCTTCCTGACGGTCAACAACGAGCCGACGCTTCCCAACAGCCGGTACTTCTCGACCGACGCGAACTTTACCCTCTCCGACGGAGGATCGCAGTCCTTTTTCCGCCTGAACCTCACAGGTGCGGCTGCAAGTCTTGCAGGGTCGAGCAACGGCATTCAGGTCAAGACGAGCCCGACCACCCTGACGGGCAGGACTCTGTTCTCCGGAACCACGGGCTTGTCGATCGCCAACGGTGACGGAATCTCTGGCAACCCGACCTTCTCTCTGGATGGGAACGTCCTGTCCCTGGCCAATGCCTCAGGAACGGGCCTATTGGCCCTCTCAGGGCCTTCTGCGGTCACGTTCAGGGCAATCCAAGGTACGGCCTCAGAAATCGACGTAGCGAACGGCACGGGCGCTTCCGCTGATCCGATCATCGGACTTGCTGACAACCCGATCCTTCCTGGAACTGGGTCTACCACCTTGCCGAAGGGAACCACGGCGCAGAGGTCTGCGGGCGTGACCGGCATGGTTCGCTACAACACGGACTTGGCGACGTTTGAGGGCTACACCTTGAGCGGGTGGAATCAGTTCGCCCTGACTGGTGGCGTGACCCTGATCAACACCGGAACCGGATTGACGGGTGGTCCGATCACCACGACCGGAACGATCTCGATCGCCAACACGGGTGTGACGGCGGCGACCTATGGTTCGGCCACTGAAGTCGCGCAGATTGCTGTCAATGCACAGGGCCAGATCACCAGTGCGAGCAACGTCACCATCACACCGAGCGGTATCGGCGCTGTGGCGTCTGTCTCTGGCACGGCCAACGAGATCACCGCAACCGGCACAACGAATGTCACCCTTTCTCTGCCGTCTTCGCTGACCTTCACCGGCAAGACGGTCACCAATGGCACCTTCAACTCCCCGACCCTGGTTACTCCTGCGTTGGGCACTCCCACTTCGGGAACGCTTACGAACGCCACGGGTTTGCCGATCTCCACTGGTGTGTCCGGCCTGGGAACTGGAGTTGCCACGGCGCTCGGACTCAATGTCGGAACCGTTGGCTCTGTGGTGGTCAACGGAGGAGCCCTTGGAACGCCTTCCTCGGGGACTTTGACCAACGCAACGGGTCTACCTATCTCCACGGGCGTCAGTGGCCTGGGAGCGGGTATTGCGACCTTCCTGGCCACCCCGTCAAGCGCGAACCTCGCTGCGGCGGTCACGGACGAGACTGGTTCTGGATCTCTGGTCTTCGGTACGAGTCCCACGATTGCCACACCTGCGATCACGGGCGGCACGATCAACAACACGGTTATCGGAGGAACTACCCCTGCTGCGGGCACGTTCACTTCGGTGACGATGACCACGGGCACGATCACGACGGCCCCGGTCAACGGAAACGACATCGTTAACAAGACGTATGCCGACTCGATCGCCTCCGGCATCAACTTCCACCAGTCCTGCGTCTACGCCACGACCACGGCACTGGCCGCGAACACCTACAACAACGGCACTGGAGGCGTCGGCGCAACCCTGACCGGAAACGTCAATGGTGCTCTGGTCATTGATGGCCACACCTTCGTCTCCCCGACTGATGTAGGCAAGCGGGTTCTGATCAAGAACGAAGGAAACGCTGCATACAACGGCGTCTATACCGTCACGCAGACGGGTAGCGCCGGTGCTGTGTACATCCTGACCCGTGCGACCGACTTCGATACCGCGGGTTCTGGTGTTGACCAGATTGATCAGGGCGACTTCTTCCTGATCACCTCGGGTACGGCGAATGCCAATACTTCGTGGGTGCAGCAGACTCCGCTGCCAGTCACGGTTGGTACGACGGGAATCGTCTTCTCGCAGTTCGGTGCTCCGCTGACCTACTCGGCGGGTACGGGACTGAACGAGTCTCCCGCCTACACCTTCAACATCGCCAACACCGGGGTGTCTTCCGGGTCTTATGGCAGCGCATCAAGCGTGCCGACGATCTCGGTCAACGCTCAGGGTCAGATCACCTCTGCGGTCAGCACCTCGATTGCGATTGCCGCATCTCAGGTGACTTCTGGGACTTTGGCGATCGCGCAGGGCGGTACGAACACCAACGCCACGCCAACTTCGGGAGGCGCGGTATACGGAACCGGCACGGCGTATGCGTTGACCGCTGCGGGAACTGCAGGTCAGGTATTAACATCAACCGGAGCAAGCGCCCCCGTCTGGTCGGGCATCTCTGGCGGCACTTTCTGAGGAACCATCATGGCTCAAACCGGATACACCCCGATTCAGATCTACTACAGCACGACGACCACCAATGCTCCGTCTGCGGGTAACCTTCTGAGTGGTGAACTGGCCATCAACATCACTGATGGCAAGATGTTCTACAAGGACAACGGGGGCTCTGTACAAGTCATCGCCTGGAAGACCACCCCGACGACGGCAGGTGGTACGGGCCTGACCTCCTGGACCGCAGGTGACCTTCCGTACTACTCCACCGGCACGACGCTGACCAAACTCGGCATCGGCACCAACGGTCAAGTCCTGACCTCGACGGGAACGGCTCCTCAGTGGAGCACCCTGTCTGGTGTGGCGGTCACGACCTTCAGCGCAGGCACGACGGGCTTCACGCCCAACTCGGCCACCTCCGGTGCAGTCACCCTGGCAGGAACACTCGCCACCACGAACGGCGGCACGGGCCTGACTTCCTTCACGGCCAACCGAGTCTTCTACGCTTCTTCCACGAGCGCCATCGCTCAGAGCGCGAACCTGACCTTTGACGGCACGACTCTCACGGCCAACGCTCTGACGACGACTTCCACGGTCACGATCAACGGAGGAACCGCCAACGGAGTGGCCTACCTCGACGGCAGCAAGGTGCTGACCACGGGGAGTGCGCTGACGTTTGATGGGACTTATTTCACGGTTGGCGCTTCTGCAACAACGGGCGACTACAAAGCATTCATACAAAAAGCCGGAGGCGAACTTCTTGGCTTAAATG